CGTATGGAAGGTCTGGATCCCATTTCATATGTACCTTATGATCCTAACAGCCAGGACCAAAAAGATCTTATGAGTTTCTTTAGCAAGATTTATCCTGATCCTGTACTACGTAAATACGCATTGACGCTCTTCTCAACCTGTTTAGAAGGTGTAAATCGTGAACAGAAGTTCTATGTGATGCAAGGTGTAGGCTCAAACGGTAAATCTATGATTGAACAACTTATGGAAATGACGTTTGGCGATTATGGAACAAGTATTAGTACAACCATCTTTACTCGCCTCAAACCTGATTCTGGTGCTGCTAATCCTGATATTATTACTACTAAATGTCGTCGCTACCTTCATTGCGGTGAGCCTGATGACAATCAGAAGATTAATACATCTATTATGAAACAATGGACTGGTGGTGATTTAATCCAGGCTCGTGGATTGTTTTCAGAACAAGATAAATTCCGTATTACAGGTAAAATCTTTATGTCTTGTAATGACTTACCACCTGTAAGTAAGCAAGATGGTGGTACATGGCGTCGTATTCGTGTGATTCCTCACACATCTATCTTCAAAGACCATGGTGACCCATTGATTGATCCCTCCAAGCATATTTATGAAAAAGATCCTGAACTTGAAGGTAAATTACGTGGATGGCGTACAGCTTTCTTATCACTTCTTGTACATTACTGGGAAACTTATTACCTTCCTTATAAGGTATTGGATGAGCCTGAGTGTGTACTTACGGCATCTAAGAAATACAAGGAAACCAGCGACTTATTCATGCTCTTCTTCAATGACAACTTTATTACGGCTAGTCGTGACGAGTTTGTTTCTGCCAAGGAAGTCAAGAGTCGTTTTGCTGATTGGCTACGTGCCCAAGGTAAGACATGTGATCTCAAACTTACACAGGTTATGGAGCGTATGAAAGAAATTGCCGCCGGTGGAAGTAATGAAAAACAATTCTATGGTCTACGTGGTCTCAGTGATGAGGAAGATATTAGTGGTGCCTGGGCAGGGTCATCCAATGCTACAAATACACTTATATTACCAGTATAGTCATAGTCTGTAGTACAGACATGGACTATTTATTTTTAAAAATTTATCCAACATACACTATACATGAGTAGGCTATTCCAAACGCTGCCGCTACAATTAATCCACCATACTGAAATTTTGTATTTGAATCTAAATTAGGAGCAAACATATTCATTCCTACGGCGACTAACATAGATAATCCAATAATATAGCATATCCAAAATCCTAATAAAACTTTATCATCTGATGTTGATTGCCATATGTACATAGTTAATGGATCTTGTGGATCATTATCCAAAAAATCACGACGATGTAATCGTTCTTCTTGAACAAACTGTTTTTCCTTTTCACGTAGTTCTTTCACTTCTTTTTCCATTTCCTTTTTGTATTCTTGTAGTGGACCTACCGATTTGAATAACGCATTTATGTCAGCAATTTTAGAATGAAACGAATTTTCAATCTCAGAAAATTCAGGCCATGTTCTATTTATGAAATCTGCATTATCTTGTATATATTGATTTCGCATCCGGGTAGCCTTACCTGCTGGATCACATCCGTCAACCTCATTCTGTTTATTATTCAAATCTGAGCGTAGTTGATTCAGTTCAACCTTATGTGTATTACATACAACAGCCGGATCTGGGGGTGGTTGTGGTCGTGCTACTACTTGGCTTACAATCTGTGCTGGTTTTGAATTATTACCGCCCATAGTGTGGACCCTCTAACGTTTAAAAAGATTATAGTATTGACAATCTAAGACACACTTATAATATAAGCATGTCTAATATTAATTGAATATAGTTTATTTGGCATCGCAGTTGATATAAGCTGCTGGCTTGATACCATCGTCCTGGAATGCCTGCATCTCGTTTGTAATTCCACTGAGTTTGGCTTCCAAGTACTTCTCGGCTTCGGTACCTGCTGATAAACCAGCTGCTTCCAAAGCATCTCCGCAATTTGTCTCCAAATCGATTGTAAGCTCGCCGCCTTTGCACTTGGGGCCTGGTTTGGAAACATCCTTGACCTTCGGGAAATGACGGCGGTGCCATAAACGACCGTCACGTGTGTAGCCTGTGTAATACCAACGATATACACCTAAGAATATAACTATAGCTATGATTAAGGTTGTTAATAAACTAGCAGTAGATGTTGTTAGTGTACCATTCTTCTGGTAAAAGATTACAATTGCCAATGCTAGTGAGGCAATGAAGAATACCTGTAAAAAGAATAAAGTCTCAAGCTTATTGTAGTTAAACCAATCGTTAATTTCAAATTGACGACGGCTCATATCTTTATCACGACTTAATTCTTGTTGAATACGACGATTATTAGAACCAATAGCATCTGTTAAACGATCGACATCACCAGAACGTGTTTTGTAAAAATCAGAATTGTGTTCCATATCCATATAACGAGCTAAATCAATATGAGCCTTTTGAAATGAGGCACGCTTACGATTCCAAGCCTCATCTACCATTGTATTGACTTGTCCCTTGTTAAAGTTAGCATAATCTGTAGGATTCTTCTTCAAATCTGTAGCAAACTGTACCTGTGCTAAGTCGCCATAGGTAGCAGCCATAGTCTGGTACTTGTTGAAGTTTGTATCAACAGGCGTGCTGGCCATTTGCTTCTCTATTTAATGTTATTTACTTTGTTTCCAAGATGGAAATCAAAGAAAACAACTTTGAATGATTAAATCCAAACGCCGGGCTTTTTAACCGTGGAGTTTAGGAACGATAGACGTAAAAGATTGTGCCAAGAGCAACTATATTCAACGCAGCCCACACCGCAATCTGGTTAGATGTATAGTTGTTCTTCTCTGTTGTATAACGAATTGCCTCCTTCTGTGTTGTTACAATCGCATCATCAGAGTTTAACATATTGTAGGTTTTTGTTAATGACTTTAACTTACCGTTAATATTTAAGTTCATTTTGTTAATTGCCTCTCTGTTTGCATTTACATACTGTACACGATCCTGAGCAAGATAATTCATTATCTCGAGAATTAAATTGACACGGTTGTTTAATGTCTTTGTCTTTGGTAAAATCTTTTTAGCAGCAGAGTTATTTGCTACAGTTGGGTTAGTAACCAAACTTAAGAAAGTGGTTAATGCGTAACGGTAACGCTGTTCATAAAAGCAATACTCATTATTGAGACTGTTGTAGAACTTTGCATCCTGTTCTACTAGTTTTTCCATATCAACCTCATAGTTATGGCCAACAAGTATCATTGGACGTTTAGGAATATTACCAGCTGTTTGAAGGTCATTTACCCATGAAAGTAATTGGTCACGAGGAATGCGATTTGTTCTAGGGTCGGGAGATGGAGGGGAACGTCCATCCAAATCTGCTACACCGCCCTTAAATATGGCCATTAAGTCGTCATCCGAATAGGAATTTGCAGGTGGGTCGCATACATTGATGTTACCTACCGCGGGCATGTTTGACATGTAAGGGGTTGCCATGCTTCTCTACATTAGACTATCAAAGTTAATGGCAGACTCTCAAAATCTGGCATTAATTAAAAAAATGTAAACCACTATTTCCGCCGCAGAAACTTAATGGCTCCACCTACTAATCCACCAATTGGATTACGCATCGTGGCCGGGAGCACTCTATCACGCCATAAGAAAACGGCACATGCTATACTTATAATTAAAAACATTATGGATACAACAGCAAGTGCTACACGTGTATTTTCTTGTAATGGTCTCCATAATCCAATCCAAGAACTATGATAGTTACTTGCGTATTTTTGCTTCAAACTTTCTGCCTGTTCTTTACGAATACTCGCAATAGTTTCTGTCTTAGTTACTTCCTGTTTTAACTGATCAACTGTTTCTTTTTGCGTATTTACAGCCTCACTTACGGTTTCTGTATCTTTTATAATTTTATTCATTCTATTTGTAACTTGATTCACAAGTTCAGTTGCTTTCCAAGGAAGTTGCTGTATATTAGCTTTTATATTTGCTATTTCTTGACGAGATGGACTATTATTGTCAGGTTCCACACTAGCAGGATAAACCAATTGATTCATACGACTCCATCCAGTCAAAAAAGTACTACGTAATTCAGCCATCTGCTGATTTAATGTTTGTTCTATGTTGCTGTCCCAGGACATTCCTAGTGTTTTGTACGATTTTAAACTGTACAAACTCGGAAAGCCGTCGCCAATCCTGAAGTTTCAGAAGGACGTTTAATTTCTACAATATCACCGGGTACAAGACCTAATACGCGAGCTTGAATATCAACATGATATTTAATATGAGGAAATTGTGACTTTGATAACACATGTGTCTTTGTTTTAAGTTCTTCAATTTCATCTGCTGTTAATTTACGATGGGGAGGTACCATAAAATGCTTTGAAGGATTTGTTACAAGATTTTTCAATTGGAAGAATGATACACGAGCCTTACGTGTGTTCCACTGCTTTATAGCTTGATAGTCAAAGACATCATGACGTGGTTCACTTAACATAATAATAATTTCATCCTGTGCTGGATTGTAATTATGTAAATCTTCATCCCATAACTTATTGACTTCACTTTCTGCCTTAAGACGAATGGGTGATTCAATCCAATATAATACAACTGCTCGTTCTACAGGAGCATTGCTTCCAGGACGCTTTAATGCTATAATCTTTAACAAATCCGCACTTGTATTTGCAAGTTTTAGAATCTCCTCGGGAGATACACCCTTATAGGAATCTACGTTATAACCACGATTTTCAAGAATCTCTAAAATAGTGGGTCGTGACCGAATAATAAAATCAATATCTCCTTCCATGATGTCTACTATCTATCTTCGGTAAGATGTTTAAATCAACTTTTGCCCTTTTGTTGCCGTCAAAGGTGCGGATATGGTCACAATCTTAACTTCATCATGTGGCGGACTTGTGACTGAGCCTTCAACTACTGTAGGTAGTACATTTACGTCAGTCGTTTCTGGTGGAATTGTTGATTGAGCTGGTACTTGTATATTTGTAGTTTCTGATAGAATTGTTACTTGAGGTGCTTCTGGAGCTGGTACTTGTGGAGCGGGTACTTGTGGTGCGACTTGAACTGGAATATTTGTATTTATGGATTGTTGTACTGTTGGTACATTCGTATCTACTACTGGAACTACTTGTGGAATTTCTGGTGCCTTAGTTGACAATAAAGAACTATCAATACTTATTTCCTTAATATCGCTATCTGGATTTTCATAAATACGTAATCCTGGTAACTGTGTTTCTGATGGTAACTGAGCAACATTTACAGATGGTTGATTTGGTTCTGGCTCTACTACTTGTTCTGTTGGCTGTGCTGGTTTTGCTTCTTCAGAAACTACCGGTACAACACCTAATATTTCTAATACATTCCCTGCTGGTTCTGGTGCTACAACTTCTGGTTCATCTTCAACTATAGGTAAATTGTTGGGCTCACGGAAACTACGTGCGGATTTTGCTGTCAAAAAACGGAATCCAGCATTCATAAATGTAGTTAATTCTTGATCCAAAAGTTTTGCGGCATATGGCATTTCAATACGACTAAATGTTGTACGAGACTTACGTACTGGTAATACTAATCCTAGTGTATCTACCGTTTGTCCCTGGTAGGTGATTGGACCATCACATAATGGACATACAAACAAATTCTGAGATTCATTAAAAATAGGTATTGTTCCACATCCATTACATATCCAAAACTTCGCACCATCTGAACGCTTCATAAACGATTCGCGTGTAAAATCCATTACACCATGGGCAATTAAGGAATCACGTTCCATTTCACCAATACGCATACCACCTTCATTACCACGACCTCCTGTTGGCTGATGTGTGCGAATTTCCTTGCGACCAGTTGAACGTGAGTTCACTTTATCCTGTGTCAAGTGCTTCAAACGCATAAAATATAAAGGTCCCATAAAGACAGATGCTGTAAATTGTTTGCCAGTAATACCACTATATAAAATTTCTTCGCCATTACGTTCTAATCCAATAGCTTGTAATGCGTCAGCAATAGCTGTAAAAGACTGGTCGTCATTCATAAAGGATGTTGCGTTCATTTTAGCACCAATATGTGCTCCAAACTTTCCAAAAACCTGCTCTAAAAGTTGGGCAATGGTCATACGACTTGGAATACAGTGAGGATTTACTACTACATCTGGTACTAATCCCTCTGCTGTACGTGGCATATCCTGGGCATCTAACATCATACCCATAGTTCCCTTTTGACCATGACGGCTACTAAACTTATCACCTAATTCTGGTATACGCTCTTCTAAAATACGTATACGTACTAATCGCATACCATTGGCTTGGTGAAGTACTACAACCTTATCAACTGTACCACGTGTAAAGACTGTAGGAAGTAATGATGCATCCGATAACTGATTTGTTTCTGGATTTTTCAAATAACGTCCTACTAAGACTGTCTTATCGTGAATTTTTGTTCCTTCTTTAATTATACCATATTCGTCAAGTGCTGAATAATCATTACCTGGTTTGAGGTCTGACCATGATAATATATTGCGAGGATTTCCAATACGATATTCAGCCTTGCTAATAGGATCATTTTCCTCAACTGTTGTATAACTACGTAAAGCAATGGAACGGAATAAACCTCGTTGAATACTACTGCGATTAAATAATATACCGTCATCCTGATTGTAACCTGTAAATGTATTTAATGCAAAAATAATATTTGTACCATATGGCATTTTACCATCGGCAACTGCTTCATGTACAATTGTGCGGCACATAGCACCTTCACCATAGCATAACATACTACCATATGTATCAAAACGATTTTCATAATTTGTTGTATAGTACCCTATACCCTGCTTGGACTGTGAACAACTTAATTGATTACGTGGTGACTGATTGTGGTTAGCAAATGGAATCATATTTGTTAGTAATCCCATTAATGTACTTGGATGTATTTCAGAATGTGTATAATCTGTAGGACCTGCTGTAGCATTTCCCCACCAACTAATATAGGCTTCATTCCCTTCATATGGATCAATATACTCAATTGAACCAACATATGGGGAAAGTGTAGTTTCATATTCCGCAAATGAAGCATGTGTATTTTCAGCAAGGGGATCTATAAATTGTGCACTATAAATACCTAAATGTTTGGTTTCAGGAAAATTACCACATACCAAATCACGCCATGAGGGTAATGATTCTGTATTGGTTATTGTGGGCCATGTACCGTTTACTAGATGCCATACAGGTCGTATAGGGCGTCCATCATCCATATATATACGAATAATATTATCAGCTGTATTGAAGGCAATACTTGTTGTTGGTGGCAAACATGCCGTCCATTTCATGAGTTTCAAAATTCGTGTTAAATCAATTGGTGTTGTAGTAAATCCAATTGTACCTCCATTTAACTGAACTGATGTTCCTTTGGATGCGAGTTCAAGCGTTGCTACACCAACTTCATATACACCACCCTTTGTAAGCAACCATTCCATAAATGTTTCAAAGGGTGTACTGACTGATATGGCTGTAAGAATACTTAAGTTCTTGGTCGCACCAATATGAGCACCTGTTGGTGTTTCACTAGTACAAAAATAACCTACCTGACTTGTATGTAATTGACGCGGCCCTACAAGTTTCATACTTGTATCAAAGTCACTGACTACACGACGTGTATGTGACATGGCATCCAAAAAACTAATACGAGCTACAGGTTGAATCACACCTGTCTTCATATTATATTCATTTGTACCCCATTTGCCACGGAATCCACGCATTAATGCATCATTGAGTACATTACCGCTTAATAGATTCGAAATATTACCAGTACTAAAAATATCCATAAAATTATTTCCTTGGAATAACGTAACGTTGTAATTGTATAACTTATCAATATTCAAACTGGTCGCCTTTACCCATAATTTCCATGCCTC